ACAGCTTAAGAAGTTCCTTGATGGCGTAAATTGCTCTGATCCCATTGGTTTATCCAATGATTTCATCGCTTCATTTTGTGATTGTGTGAAAAGGGTAATTCCTTTTCAAGACGTGCAACGTGGGAATAATTCACTTCTTGAATTTGTTGGATCCAAAGAAAAATGGGCCCCTCAAATTCATTCTCATCGACGTGTTCGTCAATCAGATGATATTTTATCTGAAATGAATTATTCGGTGGGACAAGAGAATTACTTGTTTGCCTGGAAACATTGGGAGCTTTACGCGCCCGTTGTCAGAGGTATTCAAGGTCCCCTCGTTAAGACTGATGTTCATCCTGATAACCATCTGTACGGAGGTGAAGTTCACTTCCTTCAAGAACCTGGTTTGAAGTTGCGAGCAATCGCTTCTCCTTACCGGATTCATCAGCTGGCACTTAAGCCTCTCCAACTTGCAATTTCGCGAGTTGTTGAGTGTCTACAGTGGGATTGTACATATGATCAGTCCCGTGCTATACCTTGGATTCAATCAGCTTTATCAGCTGGTAAGGTAGTTCACTCAGTAGATTTGACTGGTGCAACCGATTATTTCCCTTTAGGGTTACAATTAGAAGTACTTAAGTCTATCTTTGGTGAAATTCCCGACATAAAACTCTTCGAAGAGATTTCCCAACTCAGGTTTAAATCTGAAATTGGTGATATTCAGTGGAAACGCGGTCAACCTTTGGGCTTACGCCCTAGCTTCGCATCGTTTACACTTACTCATGGGCTCCTACTTTTCTTTTTGTCAAAAAAGAAGGGCTATAGCCATGATTTCTTTGTTGTCGGGGATGACGTTGTTATCTTGAATGATCAGTTGTACAAAGATTATATCGATGTACTGGTCACTATGAAGTGTCCCTGGTCTCCTCAAAAAAGCTTATCTTCAAATGTCCTTGCGGAATTTGCTGGTAAGGTGATAACAAGTGACGCTGTCCTTCCTTCTTACAAGTGGAGGAAGATGTCTAATGACAACTTCCTTGACATTTGTAGGAATCTTGGCCCACGATCTG